GACGCGAACAAACGACACCTCGGTTGTTCCAAATGTACGAGGACCCGCTTCGAGCTTCTCCCACTCGGGCATTGCCTTGATACAGTGTCCACACCAGTCTGTATGGAAAAAGTAGAGGTTTGCCTTGTCCTTTTGGACTTCGCGCTTAGGTGCTGACTTCAGGTAGGGCTTCCACAGTCTCCACACAAGATACACGATGAGAGTAAGTGCAAGAACGACCAAGATTGTATTCATTACTTGAGAACACGAGAAATTCTACGTTGCAACTCAAACCAGCGCAGATAGGCTTCCTCTGCACTCATCTTTTCTTTGATCTGCATCCACGCAATGTCCGTTGTCATTCTCTCTGGTTCAAATGGACGAGGCTGAATCTTAATCCAACGACCATTGTGGCGTACCAAGAAAATGGAAGTTGTTTCCATTACATTCTAAGTGGCAGGTAAGTGGTAAATGGAAGGGGTCGCAGCAATCGTCACCAAGGGTATCCTGGCAGTCGTGGGCAACTACGTGGTTCATTTTGCGGCATCAAGGGTCTACGACACATTCTGTGTCCCTCACACATTGGGAGAAATCGTCTACACTCTCGTCTCTACATCAAGTCCGGTTTGCGTTCTCGCTCTGGGTACAATGCAACTCACACAAAACAATTACGGAACGTTGCTGACCACAACGTTGGCGTCACACCTAGTTGCTGGGTTGAGGGTCACATAACGAGCTTGTCCGAGTGGTTAAGGAGACAGTCTTAAGATCTGTTGGCGAAAGCCGCGTGGGTTCGATCCCCACAGCTCGTATCAATTTTTTTGCTTACACACGTCCCTAAGGGTCCTTAGACCCGCGGGAACCCAACCAGGTTGGCGCCGATTCCGAAACCGGCACCTGTGCGAGCCGACGCGCCGACGCTGGGCGCGTAGATATCCAGGATGGCAAACGTGGCTGTGGCAACCAAGGCGATCATGCCAACCTCGGCGACCTTGAGGGTCTTGCCCGGCAGCACAAACGCAGCAATGGCCACCGCGAGGCCCTCCAAGAGGTACTTGACGAGTCTTACAACGAGGTCGGCCATATCAACACCGGCAGAGGGGGTGGGCTTCGGCTTAGAATCCATTTGTTTAGTTCTATGATCCGAAGATTTTTTACCGAACACCCGAATACACCTTGTAGGAAATAAAAGGTACGCCCAGAGCCCACACTGCCCACCAAGGGATATACAGGGACAGGTACTGAAGCGCAACAAAGAACACAATCGCGTGGATCGCCGCCGCCGTCAGCGTCGTCGGTCCAATGGTCAGCACGACACCGGGGCAGAGCAGGAAGAAGAGGTATGCAGTAGTGAAGATGTCGTACATGTTTGTACTCTGCGGAGAAAATGAATGACTGTACTCATAATCATTCGTACTTTATGAACCCCCGTAAGCGGAATATGTCAGACGAAGAGTTCTGGGAGTGGTTTGAGTCAAAGCTTGTCACTACGGATAATGGATGCAAAGAATGGTCAGGATGCCGATACACCCAAGGATATGGCGTTGTACGAATAGACGGGAAGAACGTAAAGGCGCATCGCATCTATCTTGAGCACTCCCTTGGACGACAGCTATCTCCAAATATGTATGCTTTACACTCATGTAACAACCCGCCGTGCTGTAATCTTGAACATCTACGAGAGGGGTCTAACCAAGATAACGTTGATGACAAGCTTCGTTCGAATAGACAACCCAGGGGCGAAACAAATGGAAGGGCAAAACTTACCGTTGAGCAAGTTGAAGAGATCCGGCAAAATCGGAACAATCTAACCCAGTACCAGCTAGCAGACCACTATAACGTAAAGAGGCCCTGTATTGCGAAGATACAACGCGGTAGAACATGGGGCTTAAATACACCTATGTAGTATAAGACATGCCCCGCACAGAACTCCCCAAGCGTGATGAGAATGGCCCGATTGATTTTTTAGATGAGGACCCCGAGATCCCGACGCAGAAGTACTGCATTGTCTCCTTCATCAGCCCCGAGAAGGTGATGAAGAACAAGGAGGAGTTCATGTTTGAGAAGTTCGTGGAGTGGATGGACTACGAGTGGAAGGTCAAGGGACTGGAGAGTCTCATGGCCTTCATGTCCAAGAAGTACTCTCTTAAGATTGACGACCTGATGAAGGATGCAAATGACTTTGTAAGCGTCCGCAAGGAGGAGGTGAAGAAGACGGACATTCACGAGCAGTATCAGATTTTCCTTCTCAAGAACGAGAAGGACCTGCAGGAGATGTATGATAACCAGGTGGAGTTCCGCACGAACATCCGTGGTGTCAAGGTTCGTCGTGCGTTTGCCACGGTGGAGGAGGCCCAGGTCTTTTCCAAGGTTCTTCAGCGCCGCTACCCGAAGGACAATCTCTACATCGGCAAGGTCGGCGCTTGGCTGCCGTGGGATCCCTCGGAGCACCTGATGCCTGAGGTGGAGTATGCTGAGAAGGAGCTGAACGAGCTGATGCGCAAGTACAAGGAGAACGAGGCGAACAAGGAGATGTTCTTTGCCGAGCAGCGTGAGGAGTCCATCAAGGCGCAGAAGGAGGAGAACGAGCGCCGTCGTAAGGCCAATGCAGCCGAGAAGGCACTGGAGGACGGACTCGCAGCCGCGTCAGCGCCCGTTCACCCTTCGGAGGGCGCCCACCGCGAGTAAAACCTTTGCGTATAAACAAGAGATGACAAGACGTGTGCGGAATCCAAGGCGTCGCACTCTGCGGGGTGGTGCCAAATTTGCTAATGTGGATGATGCGTGTAAGCAGATCAGTGCTGCTCCCATCAAGAGAGTGCGCAAACTCTACCTAGAAGCAAGCAGACAGTTTCATCCGGATAAAATTGTAGTCCAAAGTGAAGCAGAGAAAGACGCTGTGACGAAGGACTTCCAAAAGCTTTCACAATGTTATGAAAAACGGGTCCCCTCAGGTGACTTTGTAGCCGATGAGCCACCTGTAGTACCGCCGAGAGGACCGGCTCCAGCGGCGGCGGCAGGACCTAGACCGGCAGCTGCTCCGGCACGAGCGGCAGCAGCAGCGGCGGCAGCAGCAGCGGCGGCAGCGCCAAGAGCACCGGCAGCAGCAGCGGCGGCAGCGGCACCGCCAAGACCGGCAGCAGCGGCGGCAGCAGCGGCAGAGCGGCGCCGGCAGCGGGCAGAGGATGAACAGGATCGGAAAGATGCAGCAGTGAGAGAGCGGGCGGAGAGGATCTATGCGGAGAGGCAGCGGATGCAGCGGGAGGCACAAGCGGCGGCACAGCCAATGCGGGCAGCAGATGAAGAGAGAGCGCAGCGTGAAAGGGAAGCGCGTCGGGCGGTGCTCGCGGCGGAGGCGCAAGCTCAGCTCGCGTTCGAGGCGCGGGTGCGCGCCGAGCGTGAAGCAGAGCGGATAAGGATACGTGAAAATGCGGAGGCAGAGAAGGCAAGGAACGAAATGCTGTCTGACGCAGCTAGGCGTCATGCTATGGCGCAGGCGCAGGCGGCGGAGGCGCAGAGAGTGCGAATCGAAGCGAGGGTGCGGGAACTTGACGCCGCCGAACAGGAAATATGGCAGAGGGAGCATGCCGCTAGGATAGAGCTGGCGCGGTATGCGGGCGAGGCGGAGCAGCAGCGCGGACGGCCCGGTCCATTTGGGTTTTACAAGAAAAATCCGGAGCCAAGAGGGAAGTTCAGCCCATACGGAGGTGGTGCTACTCGCCGGTCTTCTTTACCCAGATTGCTGGCGATGCGTTCTTCCTCCGCAACGCGCCGGACGTATAGTCGTCGGCGGCGAGCATAGCGGACTGGAACGGGCGGTTGTCGGTCCACAGCGTAGAGTCACAAAGTCTGAACGGCGGATGCTCAGATGCCTTGTACCAAAACACTTGATCTTCTAGCTTGTTGGAGGCTACGTTGTTGCAAATGACCAGCCCCTCGTAGTTTTCTGTGCATTGGTCCATGAAGTCACAGAACATTTCAAAGGTAGGAAACATACCTGCGTAATTCTCGTAAATTCTACGACGATTCCCTAGGATATTCTCCCGCAGAATGAAGACAAAATCCACGTTGGTACGCAGGTTCGGCGTAATGCCGAGCGGGTACTGCATGGTAATAATGGTCATCATATCAAGATGCCGGCCGTTCATGAAAACAAACCGAGTGGACTCTTCGTTGATCCACTCCTTGGCTGCGTAGAGGCAGTCGTCCAAAATCAGAAAGGCTCGGGGATCAAACGGGGCTCCGGATGTCTTGGATTTCAGAAACCGTTGCTTTGCTGCAAACTGCCGCTTGATAAACGCTTGGACCTTGGCAGGTTCATACTTGTCATGAATGAGCTTGGAAGGAACAAAGGCTTGAAAGTACTCGTTCACGACCTCTGTGGGCGAGATCACCATTCCGGCAGGAAAGCTGTCTTGAACATTGAACAGCAAGTCACGAGCCAAGAACGATTTGCCCGTGTCTTTCTTGCCGATAATGACAATCATAGGACTTTTGCGCGAATCCATTCCGCATCGGTCTTTGATCATGTCCATGTTGAACTTCCTGAGTTGAAAATTCATCTTGTTCTCACCGTCGTGTTTTTTTTTTAATTAAAAACCCCGACACAACAAAAAGTGAA